TTTCTGCATTTCCTCGCTGTCGCCGATGGCAACGGTGAGCGGGTTGTGGATCATCATGAGCGAGGTCGGGGCCATTAGAACATTCGTGCCCGCCATGGCTATGACCGACGCTGCGGACGCTGCGATCCCGTCGATCTTGACCGTGACGTTGCCTCTGTAATCCATGAGCATAGAGTAGATTTGACTCGCGGCTATGCAGTCACCACCCGGCGAGTTGATCCAGACAGTAATATCTCCCTCGCCGGAAAAAAGGTCATCCTTGAAGGCCTTCGGCGTGACCTCATCGTCAAACCAGCTCTCCTCGGCAATTGCACCGTTTAAGTACAGAGTTCGGGTTTCAACTTCTTCGTTCTTCACCCAGTTCCAGAAATTCTTCATGTGGACTCCTTTGCTTGTGTTGTGTTCGCGAATGCCCCAGCGTCTTTCAGCTTTGTCATTGCCCCATTGATGAGGTACATGTCGCCGCCGAGCTCCGGGGGAATGCGGTCGAGGTTTTCAAGCTCGCGGATATCATTGGCGGACATCCAGCCGTTCTGCCGGGCGGTGGCATAGCCGGTCATGCGGCTTTGATAATCGCCGCGCAGTAGGCCGTCGACGTTGAACTTGATGAAATATTCCTTCTTCTCCTGCTCGGAGAAAAGCACACGGCTCATGGACTGTTCCCATCGGACAACCCAGGGGTCGAGTGTATATTTGACGAACTCAAGTGATTGCTGCTCAATATTCGAGAAGCTGGATTTCTCCAGATCTCCGACCATGTGCGGTGGCACCCGGAAGATCCGGGCGATCTCATTGATCTGGAACTTGCGCGTCTCCAGGAACTGAGCCTGCTCCGGTGAGATGGCGATGCTCTGATACTTCATGCCCTCTTCTAGGACGGCTATCTTGTGAGCGTTTCCACTGCCCTGGTAGACGCTGTTCCAGCTCTCCTTGACCTTGAGCGGGTCTTTGATTGTACCAGGGTGTTCGAGAACGCCGCTCGGCGCTGCGCCGTTAGCAAAGAACTTCGCGCCGTATTCCTCTGTGGCGATGGCGAGCCCGATGGCGTTCTTCGCCATGGCAATGGGGCTGTAGCCGATCATTCCGTTGAAGCCGAGACCGGGGATGTGCAGGACATCGGAAGGGCGGAGGTGCACTTCGGTCCCTTTAAGTGTCTGCGTGTCACCAATGACCCGGTTGTAGAGGTAGAACAGGTTTCCGGCTGTATCCCGGTCAACCGTCATCCGGTTCGGCATGAGCGGGTACAGCCCGATGACCTCGCCCTTGCCGTTGCGCAGGATTTGGGCGTAAGCGTTTCCCCAAAGTAAAAGATGACTCATGAGCGTCTCTCGAAACGCAAATGAAGTCATCTCAGTGTTCGGCTCATTATGGAGCAGGCAATATAGCGGATGGCCGATGGCCTTTTCCTTGCCGCCATTCGGCGTGTATCTGTAAACATTCAGCGGCAGACCGGCAACCGCCTCGGCGAGAATTCGAACGCAGGAGTACACCGCTGTCATTTTCATGGCCGTCATTTCGTTGACCGGCTTACCGGAGGTTGTGCCACCAAAGTAGAAGCTATACCGGCTGCCGCTTAGGCTATCCTGGGGTTTGTCGCGGGAATGAAAGATGCTTTTTAGGATACTCAATGCATCGCCTCCTGAAAATGGGTATGAAAAAGGACAACCTTACGATTGCCCTAATGTGTATTTAACCTCTATCAAAAGCCGTTCTTTTCCGTATGCTCAGTATTCCTAATATACGCTGTATTTTTACCTGCGCCGGTCTTGATTATATAGCCTTCTTTTAATAGAGCTGCTAGTGTCAGTTCGATGGTTGTAATGCTAATACCCGGGCATCTTTCCTGAATCATGCGTTTTGAGAGCTTCTGTAATGTGCTGTTGAACAATACCCTGATTTGTTCAGGTTTTGATAAACCACGGTTTTGCATCAGCTCGACGCGGGAGGAGAACTCTTTATAGGCACTTAAAATGACACCCAAGTAATATTTAACGAATGGGAAGTAAACATTGCCACCATCAATCCAGTCGAGAGAGCACTCTTTCAGGACCTCATAGTATGTTTCCTTTGTCTGTTCTATGATCGTCTCGATACTGACATATTTTCCGGCAATGTAACCAGCCCGGTAGAGAAGAAGCAATGTCAGCAGACGGCTCATGCGACCATTACCGTCATTGAATGGATGAATGCAAAGAAAATCCAGTATAAACATAGGAATCAACAGCAGCGGGTCATACTTTTCACTGTTTATTGCTTGAGAATATGTGCCGGTAAGGCGGTCAACGGCTCCCGGAGTATCAAATGCGGACAACGGCTGAAATCGTATCGTTGTAAGCCCGCCCGATCCGGTTTCTGTGATCGTATTATCGGAGTTCTTAAAACAGCCGCCAGCAGCCGAAGGACTGAAGCGGTATAAATCTCTGTGTAGTTGCAGAATCACATTCGATGTTGGCGTCATGTAATCATAGCTCTCGTGAATGAGATTCAGTACCTCGCGATACCCGGATATTTCCTGTTCGGAGCGGTTTCGGGGCTCTGCTTTTTCTTTGACCAGCGCGTCCAAGCGCTCGTCAGAAGTATGAATACCTTCGATTCTGTTTGAAGCTCCGGTGCTTTGGATTTTTGCAATTTCAAGCATTGTCAGCAATACATCCGGCTTAGTCTCAATAAACAACGCTTGCTTGCCTCTATATTCATGAATGGCCGAGATCAAATTCATTATCTCGTAATTCATAATCTCGGTGGGGATAACTGAATAGTCGAATGTCCGCATAGTCGGCCTCCTTTCTACCTGATCACTACTTGTTATGCATAAATATATCAAAATAATATGCAGAAGTCAACGGCACCGAAACGACATGAAATGTGGTTCTACACATATATGCTTCAATTATATGCAGAATGTTCTTGTTTTAGGCAGAAGCACGCTTCTAACCTACAATACCAGTAACCCTCGATTATCGTATACAGACTCGAATGAATCGCCCCCACCCCTTATCGCCCGGTCCAGTGCCATGATCGTCGCCACTGCACCGTCAATCTTCTCCGTTGATTTTTCCTTGTCCGGCTTGATGTTTCCGGATGGGTCGGTGCGGATGAAGATATTGTCCATCATCCATCTCAGGACGGGATGCCCGGCGTGGGCGATCTTTTCTTCAAGCGTCAGCTTCATGAGTTCTTTGGTTGGCGGGAACATGTCCTTGAAGCCTTGGCCGAAGGGAATGACGGTGAAGCCGAGGTTGTCTAGATTCTGTGACATCTGCACTGCGCCCCAGCGGTCGAAGGCGATTTCCCGAATGTTGTATTTGGTACCAAGCTCGTCGATGAAGCTCTCAATAAAACCGTAATGGACAACATTACCTTCCGTCGTCTGCAGAAACCCCTGTTGTTTCCAGACATCGTATGGCACATGATCGCGCTTGACGCGCAAGTCGATGTTGTCTTCAGGTATCCAGAAGTAGGGGAGTATGCTGTACTTATCGTCCTTGTCCACAGGCGAGAATACCAGAACGAAAGCCGTAATATCAGTTGACGAAGAAAGGTCGAGTCCGCCATAGCAGGCCCGACCTTTCAGCTTTTCGGGATCGGCTGCGAACGCACAGCGGTCCCACTTGTCCATCGGCATCCACCGGACCGCCTGCTTGACCCATTGGTTCAGTCGGAGCTGGCGAAACGAGTTCTCCTCAGCGGGATTCTGCCTGGCGCTTTCGCATGCGGCTTTTACCTTATCTATGCTGACCGTGACACCGAGGGAGGGGTTGGCCTTCCTCCACGTCTCGGGATTGGTCCAGTCGTCTGCTTCGTCTGCGCCATAAATGACCGGGTAAAACGTCGGATCGATCTTCCGCCCTTCGAGGATATCCTTTGCCTTTTGGTGAATCTCCCAGCAGATGCTGTTGGTATCGGTGCCGGCTGTTGTGATCAGGAAATACAGCGGCTGAGTCCGAGCGTCGCCGGAACCTTTTGTCATGACGTCGAAAAGCTTCCTGTTGGGTTGAATATGCAGTTCGTCGAAGACGACGCCGTGAATGTTGAACCCGTGTTTGGAATAAGCCTCTGCGGACAGCACCTGATAGAAGCTATTCGTGGGCAGGTATACAATCCGCTTCTGTGAAGCAAGGATTCGGACACGCTTAGCGAGCGCAGGGCATTGCCGGACCATATCGGACGCCACATCGAAAACGATGGATGCCTGCTGGCGGTCGGCGGCGCAGCCATACACTTCGGCTCGTTCCTCGTTGTCGCCGCAAGTGAGCAGCAGCGCGACAGCGGCAGCCAGCTCTGATTTGCCCATCTTCTTGGGAATCTCGACATAAGCAGTGTTGAACTGGCGGTAACCATTTGGCTTAAGTATACCGAACAAGTCTCGGACAATCTGCTCCTGCCAATCGATGAGCTCAAATTGCTTCCCGGCCCAGGAACCTTTTGTATGCGTGAGCGCCTCGATAAAAGACACCGCATAGTCGGCAGTGTTCTTATCGTAATGCGACACTTCGGTCATAAAGGCAGTCGGCTTATACTTCTTGAGTTTTTGCATAAGCACCGCCTTATTCATTGATATTGACAAAGAAAAAGAGCTTTCAAAATGAAAGCTCCAATATGGTATAGCTTGGCAAGGTAAATCACATAGTTGACTCGATTCCACGACCTTTTTTTTCGGTGAAAACTCCGATTTGACAAAATACATAAAATAACTATAATGGCATTATATGTATTGACGAAAGGTGGCCTCGAAATGAATGATAACGATATAGACGACTTAATATTCGATAACGACGATTATTACGTCAGTGACAGATGAAATAGAATAAAGTCGAAAGTGTGAGTGAATGATTACAAAAAAGCGAACAACGTTTAGCTGTAAATGCTGTGGCCGAATTATTAGTATCTGTTACGAGGACTGCGAGCACCCCTATATATGCCCGGGCTGCAATAACTTCAGCGGTATTGAGGATGAGCAGGAGAGATACTGCAAGCTTGAATTAAGAAAAATCCCATTGCGGTGTTAGCAGCCTGTAGTGCCAAGCGATCTTGTCAGTTACTCTGGGGTTCCTCCATATTTGCAGAAGCGCTGACAGCCGTCCGTAGCACATCTACATCAAATCCCGCAGCCTTATATCCTTCAAGAATGACGCTGTAATAATAGCAGCTCGGAGCACCGAGCGGGTGGCCTTCGTTCATGATGTACACCATCGCAGAAACGGTCTTGCCGTCCAGCTTGACCTTGACGGTTTTCTTGCGGTAAAAGTAAGGAAATCCTTCATATCGATCGAGTGCGGCCTCGTCCGTCGGCGTGAGCTCCCACAGCAGCACGGGGACTGAACACCCCTTGCAGGGGTCAACAGTCGCCACAGCCCCAGCGTTGCCCCCACGGAATATAAGTTTATGGTTCTTCAGTATTGTCGTGCCAATCGGCTTAGCCGTGGGGCAGCGATGCGCCATCTGCTCCAGGTTCAGGTTGGAGCCGTAGGCGAGATAGATTGTTTTATGCATCTTTGCGTCCTCCTCAGATTATTGTTTGGACCTTCACCACCGAAAGGACGGTTACCCGTCCGCTTGGTGGTTTTCATTTTCCCTTCAGGCGACTTGCCCGAACCGCCAGGCTGCTGATCCGTCCAGGTGATTCGTCAGATGCTCGCGACAGTTGGCGAATTCTTCGCCGATGAAGCCGATTCTGTTGAGGTAGGTCCGCATGGCGAACTTCTCGTTTTCAACCTGCGGCTTTTTTGTGCTGGCGCATTTCTGTGTCAGGGCCTGATTGTTCAGGGCCAGGGCGAGGACGAGGTAGCTTCTGACCTTTCCAGCGTGGAGCTCGGAGTTGAAGCCTCTCAGCTCGACCGTGTGATGCCCGTGGAAAAAGCTGTGGAGGTTCAGGAAGTGGTAGCGGCTGTTGTGGTAATGGGTGTCCCGGCTTTCGCAGTAGCCTTCGTACCAGATTTCCTCGATCTGCGCCATTGTTGTCGGCTTCCGGCGGTTCATCTTATCGACCAGGGCGGCGTCCATCTTCTTGCAGAACCGTATCCGCGTGGGGTTGATCTGGAGGGCTTTGTAGAAAAGGTCGTTCTTGGAGGCGATGATGTTCACAAAATTCCGGATGCTTCTCGGGGTATGCTTTGCACCGTCCAAGTGTATGTGAATCCCGCAGGAGGCGTTGGCGAACCCGCCGGCCTTGCGGAGCCTCCGGACGATTTCCTGAAGGCTTGAGATATCGGAATCGTAGGTGAGGATCGGGCTGACAAGCTCGACGCTGTATTCGCGGTCGGCACTGACGATCTGCTTGCCGGATTTCTTCTGGCACTGGATGCTGCCGTCGCTCATGACCTTCCAAGCTCTGCCGTCTGGCGTGATGACTTTGTATGTATCGTAATAGGTGCCCTCGTATTGGATTGTTCCGTTCAGATACTCGGCGGTGATCCTAGCCGCTTCCTGGCGGGTGATGCCTGTGAACTCGATCTCGATTCCGAAGTGTGTAGTGAACATTTTGTTTGCCCCTCCTGAGTGTGTTTCCTTTCGGTACTGTATTAGTCACTCTTTTGGGGCAGTAAAGCAAGTTAACTCAGCTCGTATACTACACAAGGATTTGAGGTGTATTTGTGCGCATTACTCCTCGATAATTCGGCATTCGTCCTCACCAAAAACGACGCCGGGGGTGCTGCCGCAGTCCCAGGTAACATGGATCGTACCGATGTCGTCCACGCCAATGACGGAGCCTTTGGTGCCCGGTTGAAGCTTGGTATATGGGTCATTCATATGGATTAATTCGACGCGGGAACCGGGGGTATAGCAGGCCTTCAGTTGTTTCAACAAATCAGGATGAATCATCATTCCATATCCTCCGAGTGTCCGCCCTTAAAGGCTGCGTTGCCAGTCAGATTCTGAAGAAGGATTTTACGCTCCGACTTAAAATCCGCGCCTACGAAGCCGAGCCGCAGGAGAAAACACCTGAAGGCGTATTTCTCGTTATCGACGTCCTTGGGCATCGCGTTCACGCGGTTCAGTGTTTTCGCCATGACGCAGAGGGCAAACACAAAGCGCGTGTAAGCCTTGACCTCTTCGGGTGAGGAATCGTAATCAAACCAGGGGAAGAGAAGCCTGTCCTCGGTCTGCTCGATTGCGAGGCTATCTGCCTTGAACACCTTCTTTAAGAGAGACGATTTGCTCTTAACGAGCTTGACCAGGTTTGACAGGGCTGCATCTGTAAAGCCGTCCTTCGGCAATTCGACAACTAGTTTGTCGGGGCTTTCGTGGATGAACCCCCGCCGCACCAGTTCAACGAGCAGATTTTCCGAGATTGTGTCATCCAGACTGCCCGCAAAGGTCAGCGTTCCGTTCCGGTCGACATTGAAGTCTGCGATCACATAGGAAAAGGTTGGGGCTCCAAGGTACTCCGGCGCAACACCAAGGATTTCGCCTACGGCTACGACAAGCTTCTTCCGGGCTTCCCCGGTGAGGTTGTACTTGATCTCCATGCTGTGATTACCCCCCTGTATAATTCGGTAGTCACATGTACGCTCTAAAGCTTTGAAATAGCAAGTGTTTTTACTCAACAGGCCATTAAATATCTTTATTTGACAGACGCTCGCCGTCGCGTTCAAGATAAATGCCGGTATCAGAACCGGTCTGCTCCATGTAACGCTTTACAATGACGTCGCAGTATTTCTCATCAAGCTCGACAGTGTAGCAAATGCGGTCCGTCTGCTCGCAGGCGATGAGCGTCGAGCCGCTGCCGCCGAATGGGTCGACGACGATGCAATTGGACAGGCTGGAGTTCAGGATCGGATAGGAGACGAGAACAACCGGCTTCATGGTCGGGTGGTCAGCATTTTTCTTTGGCTTGTCGAACTCCCAGATTGTCGACTGCTTGCGGTCGGCATACCAGAGGTGCTTGCCCTTGGCTTTCCAGCCGAAGAGCACAGGCTCGTGCTGCCACTGGTACGGGCTGCGCCCGAGCACCAGGCTCTGCTTCTTCCATATACACGTACCGGACAGATGAAAGCCGGCATCGGCAAACGCCTTGCGGAAGTTTAATCCCTGAACATCGGCATGGAACACATAAATGGACGCGTCCTGCGCCATGACCTGCTCGGTGTTGCTGAAAGCGTCGAACAGAAAGGCGTAGAACGCGTCCGTTGTCATATTGTCATTTTGAATCTTTCCGGCTGAGCCCTCATAGTTGACATTGTATGGCGGGTCGGTCACCACGAGGTTTGCTTTCTTGCCATCCATCAGGATATCAAAGGTTTTTGACTTGGTGCTGTCGCCACAGACTAGACGGTGCCGTCCCAGAAGCCAGACATCGCCGAGCATCGTGACAGCAGGTTTATGCAGCTCGGCGTCGACATCAAATTCGTCGTCATGTACGCCATCCGTCAGGGAATCTTTAAATAATGCATCGATCTCGGCAGGCTCAAAACCAGTGAGCGAAACGTCGAAATCGGCGGCGGACAGATCGGAAATGAGCAGCGTCAGCTTGTCCTTGTCCCATTCACCGGAGATTTTGTTAAGCGCGATATTCAGTGCCTTTTCCTTATCCTCCGTCAGCTCGACAACGACACAGTCGACCTCCGTTATTCCCGTATCAAGCAGAACCTTGAGCCGCTGATGGCCGCCGACGACATTGCCGGTTGTCTTGTTCCAAATCACTGGCTCGACATAACCGAACTCCTCGATAGAGCGTTTCAGCTTTTCATATTCAGCATCGCCGGGCTTTAGGTCTTTACGTGGATTGTAGTCAGCTGGAATCAATAGCTCGGTCTTTATGTTCTGGATATTCATTTATACCTCACAGTCTGGCGCATCGCATTTTACATTTATGTAATCCAGGACTTTTCTTAAGCCAAGACCACCGCTGTGCCAGTCTTTCATGCAATACTCCCATAAAGCCGGATGAGTTGATTTTAGCTGCTGAAAGCGATTCGGCTGCTTTTCCAAATGGACGCCATACATACAAAAGATGCAGCCTGTTCGTTTAAAGCCCATGTCATATATTTTGCTGTATGGAACGGAATAGATTTCGAGGTATTCCCATATATCGTTTTCAGTCCAAAAAGAGAGTGGCGTAGAAACAGGTTTTTTGCTACTAAAAGCATTGCAACCAGTTCTAAGCCACTGTTGTGTTCGGAGCTGACTTTCGCAAGCCATTGTGCCGACGATGGGCATTCGCCCCGATTCTTTCGCATACTTGCTGATGGGACCCTTCTCCATTTCGTAACAGCAACCGGCCCCTATACGGAACGGTGCATCGACTAAGTAGTGCCACTTCTTCGATATGTGGAACTTCGTTGTTCGTCCATCCGGCATTATCCCGAACAAGTTTTTGTTAATGACCTGAGGGTTCCCGCCGCGCACACGCTGTATCCAATCGCTTTGCTCTTTGCTGATAACCGGATAACCGTGCTTCTCAATTACTTCCCTGAAGGTCATTTTAGGCTTAAGCCAAACAACATTAGGAATAGTCTTGACAAAATCGCGGATTTCAGGGAATTCTAGGCCAGTGTCTGAAAAAACCGCCGGAATGTCGGGGTACATCGAACGAATCAGATGCAGTAACGCTGTGCTGTCCTTACCACCGCTGAAGGAAATATAGACGTAACCTTCATAATGCTCATACCATTCTTGAATTCTAATCCTGCTTTTCTGGATTTTGATCTCAAGTGGTAAAGATTGAAGCTGCTTAAGCTGCCATATCTCCAAATTCAACTACCTCGTCGCGCTGCTAGCAGCCGCTCCATAACATCGTCCTGCGGATTTACACCGCCGTATTCGCTGGCGCAGTTCTCCTTGAGGATCTGGAATATCTCAAACCAGAGCCGGTTGGTCTGACTCATGAAGCTCTGGCTCATCGCCACATACGGGCTTTGAATCGCATTGCCTGTCGTCGGGTGCTTGGCGAGAAAGCCGTATTCCGTGACCGCCTCCTCACATTGAATCCACCGAGCGGCGCTCATCGCATAACGCTCCAGGACTTGCGGGGAGACAAGAGAAGCGCAGCCACGATCTTCAAGCCACTTCCAGGTGGTCTCGTAGATTTCGGCTGCGATCAGTTCTTTACCGTCTTTTTGAATAGCCGACAGCATTTTGCCCGGCTGCGGCATCGGCTGACCTTCAAAGCTGGCAGTGCTTTTGAAGTCGATGACGGTCAGCGGCCTTTTGCCGGGGTTACCGTCCATGATCTTGTCTGCCAGCGGCTTCTTTTTCTGCCCAGAACCGGCCCGAGCACCGCCGCGATTTGTGCCGTCTTTGGCCACTGAGTTCACCTCATGTTAATACTGGAGAATATAGGGTGTCTGAAACTGCGATTTTTCGCGTGAAGGCCCACGCCGTTGACTAAAAAGGAAAGCCATGGAGATTTACCGCCCCCACCGCATCGGTTAAAATTACATAATAAAGTCGAACGGTTTTGAGTTGACTAAAATGATCGAAATGCGTATAATATTAATGGACATTATCGCGGATAGGGGGACATGACATGCGAGTATCATCCACGGACCTTAAAACAAACATGGGTATGTATATTGAGCGCGCTGCTAAGGAGGACATCATTATCACCAAGAATGGGAAGGATGTCGCACTTCTGACAAACATCAGAAGTAAAAAAATCGACGAGCTAAAATCACTGCGGGGCATTATTAAAGGTGTCGATATAACCAGAGATGAAATTCGCGAGGAAAGACTGGGAAGGTACGATGAGAATCCTAATTGATACGAACGTCATCATTGATTACCTTGCTGATAGAACGCCCTTTGCCGATCTTTCCGAACAAGTCTTGACCCTCTGTGAGAGCGGCGATGTTACTGGCCTTGTCACTGCCAGTGCCATAACCGACATCTATTATGTGATTCGTAAAGTAGCCGGAAGAGAGAAGACGCTTGAGGCAATCAGAACTCTTTGCATGACTCTTGATATAGTGGATGTCGGAAAATCGGATATTCTCAGTGCGATGGAACTCGGAATGCCAGACTTTGAAGATGCACTGGCTGCTCAGTGCGCCATACGAGCCAAGGCTGAGTATATCGTTACGCGCAACACGTCTGACTTTGTGAATTCACCGGTTCCTGCGATAGAGCCTGCTGGTTTCCTTGAACAAATCAGTTAGAGCAGGGAGTGTTCTTACCCTCACTGTGTTGACCCCCACCGCCCGCCGGTCTTTGCCGTGATCGATGAATGACAGGGCTTGCAGAGTGCCATAAGGTTATTCCAGTCATGCGTCCCGCCCTGGCTGAGCGGGGTGATATGGTGTACCTCGTCTGCAATCGTGATGAAGCCGATTTTCTTGCACACCTCGCACAGCGGATGCTCTGTAATATACCGGTCCCGAATCCGCCGCCAGTTGGAGCCGTAGCGCTTTCGGGTATCGGGGTCGCGCTGATATTTGTTGTATTGGGTGTCGACAACCCGCTGATGCGCGGAGCAGTATTGTCTGTCAGTAAGAAGTGCACAGCCCGGATACCGGCAGGCACGTTTAGGCATGTAGGGCAAGGTGCTCACCTCTTTCGGGCAAAAAGAAAAGCTCTCACGGTTATGCACCCGCGAAAGCTTGTGATATATTATCGATGTTATAACTATAGCACGATTCTAGGTGTCTAACAATGTCTTTATGTGCCGGATATAGAGAGGTCAAGAATACTGTTCACTTGATCTAGCGCCCGATTATGAAGTTTATGAAGATATCGAAGGTCATACGCCATTTCCTCTGCAATCTGCTCCCATGACTTGAAGCATAAGTAACGTAACTCCAACAGAGTTCTAGATTCAACATTATCTATTCGCTTTACCAGGGATACAATCTCCTGTTTTAGATCGACCATTTCGTCAATGTCACGATTGATTTCCACCTCCAAATCGGCCAGCTTAACAATAGTGCTCTCCATGGACTGGAGGTTGGGACTAACACTTCGCGGCATTCCGGTCATTGTCAGCGTTGCTTTTGAGGCGAGCTTTCGTAGTGAAGTAATTTGTTCCAACTTGCTGTTAATCCTCTGGTCAATACGGAAAGCCTGCCCGAGATACTCCTTTGCTGTCATTCCTGCTCACCACCTTCAACCCACGGCTTTTGCCCGCTGTAGTATTTGTCCGCAATGTATTGCTGAGCTTTGGGCAGCAGGGATGCGAGCCTCCTATTTGAGGCGTGTTTTGAGAGCATTACATCCAGATGCGATATATAGAACTTGCAGGTTTTGCTGAAGCAGCGACTGCGATCGAGAGAGTCACATTCAATCGCGGTTTCATAATTCGCGCAGGATATTCGATTTGTTTTCATTATTTCTCTCCAATTAAGTATTGATTGTTGCCTTGACCGCCTCGATAAGGGCAGTCTGGGTCATTTCTTTTTTGCGGAGTGATTGCAGAACCTGTTCATCGATAGTTCCCTTAGTCACGATGTGGTGGATGACGACGCTGGAGTCCGGCTGGCCTTGACGCCAAAGCCGGGCGTTTGTTTGCTGATACTGTTCGAGGCTCCACGGGAGGCCGAACCAGATGAGTGTCGAGCCGCCGATCTGTAGGTTCAGGCCGTGGCCGGCGGAAGCGGGGTGCAGGATCGCAACGGGAATTTGTCTGGCGTTCCAGGCCGAGATATCCTCTGAGGTGTCTATCTTCCGCGCTCCTGTTCGCTCGCAAATTCGATCCAGGTCATGTCTGAAGCTGTATGCGATCATCACGGGCTTGCCGTTGGTTGCCTCGATGAGATCCTCCAGGGCTTCCAGCTTGCGTTCGTGGATATGCTGAACCCCGCCGTTTTCGTTGTAGACGGCACCGGTCGCCATCTGCAGGAGCTTGCTGGACAGCCCTACGGCGCTCTTGGCATCAACGTCTCCGGTATCGAAGGAGAGTATCAAATCCTTTTTCAGCTTTTGATATAGGGCCGACTCCGAGCCTGACATGGAGACCGCCACTGTGTTAAAGATGCACTCGGGCATGTCCAGGTAATCCAGGCTCTTCATGCTCACGCAAATGTCGGATATCTTCTCGTAGATCGCTTCTTCAGCGCCGTCGCGGGGTTTGTAAGAGAACACGATTTGCTGGCTTCGCTTGTCTGGTAGGAAATATGTATCTCGGAATGCCCCGATGAAGCGCCCCAGACGTTTACCCATATCGAGTATTCCAATCTCCGCCCACAGGTCCAGGAGTCCATTCGGCGAGGGAGTGCCTGTGAGGCCGACTATCCGTTTGACCGCCGGCCTGACCTTGCGCAGCTTTTTGAATCGCTGCGAGGAAGCCGATTTGAAAGAGGACAGCTCATCGATGACCACCATGTCGTAGTCGAAGTTCTTTCCGCAGTCTTCCGTGAGCCACTTGACATTTTCACGGTTGATGAGGTAGATGTCGGCTTTTCGGCTGATCGCCTCGCGGCGTTCTTTCTCTGTGCCGATGACGACCGACCATTGAAGGAGGTACAGGTGATCCCACTTCCGCAGTTCATCCGGCCAGGTATCACGCACCACTCTCAAAGGAGCAATGACGAGAACCTTCTTGACCTCAAAGCTGTCAAACAAAAGGTCATTGACGGCGGTCAGCGTGATGACGCTTTTACCGAGTCCCATTTCGAGGAAGACAGCCGCGACAGGGTGTTCGATGATAAAATTAGTGGCGTATGTCTGGTAGTTGTGCGGATTGTATTTCAGCGATTGTTCCTCCGATCTGATCAAGGCCATCTATGCAGTATACCGAAAACCCTAACGCCTGCAGTTGGCTCTTTCTCTTTACCTGCAGAGGCCGCATTGCTTGTCCCGGCGCTTTCACCTCAATGAAGGCTAGCTTCCCGAATGGCAGGAGGATAAGGCGGTCCGGCACGCCATCGAAACCCGGCGATATGAACTTCAGCGCGAGGCCGCCCAAGTTTGCGACTGCTCTTACGAGCGACCGCTCAATGTGTGTTTCTCTCATTTGTAAATCTCCTATGTGGCTGTTACCAGAAGACAAGAATCTCCTACGTGCGTGCAATTGCGCGTTATTGACTGATATAGCTATATATTTCTAATGGATTCTATTTATATAGTAGTCTTGTCACACTGGTAACAAGGTTGTGCGATTAACTGGCAGACAAGGGCCGCCGCCTGTTCCAACGGGGTGAGACGATGTGATTATTTCGTCTCGTTGGAACAGGCTTAACCGTGACCGGCGAACTATCTGTGACAGAGTTTTTCGCTGGTCTCGTCGATAGGAACATACAGCCACTGTTGACCGTAGAGCGGGATACGTTCCCTTTTAACAAGGGCGCTCCAGCCACCGATCCGTGCGACAATAGCGGATAGTTCGTTACTGTCGATGCGCTTTAAAGTGGTCTTGTCCTTGCCCAGGCATTCACACCAGATCTCCATGTTGGAGGCCGAAGTGCGTTTGGCTGTTCCAGTCCGGTGGCTGTCGCCGAACTCCGATCCGCTAAGAAAGGCGCGGCGCTCGTATAAATCCATCATGACCCAGTCCGCTGGTAGCAGAGCGTCTAGGTAATCGCGGACGAGCCCCTCGCGTTCATCGGATTCCATTGCCTCGCGCTGTTCTTCTTTGGCGGCACGCTCCATGCCGGCGTCCAAATACATCCGCTCTCCGGCTTTGACATAAGTGAGCGCTTCCGACCATATCTGCCGGACCTCCTCGTTCGTCAGCTGCCAGGATTTCATTTTACCGCTGCCGGGTGTTCTCACCGGCCAGAAGCGGCGGTTGCCGGTGGTGTCGCGCAGGTAGCCCTTTTCGGCGTTAGTTGTGCCGAAAAATACGCACTGGCGTAGATGCGGCGTCGCGCGTTTGCCGAAGCTCGCGCGGTATATGTCATTTTGCCGGGAGAGGAAGCTGCGCAGTGTCTCCACCTCGGCTTTCTTCAGACCGGCCAGCTCGCCAATCTCCAGAATCCAATAACCCTGCAGCTTTTCCGCCGCCGTTTTGTCCTTCGTATCCGAGAGGCTGAGGCTGTCGGAAAACCACTCACCGCCAAGTTTGGCAATCAGCGTACTCTTGCCGGCCCCCTGCGGTCCGTTCAGGACGAGCATGGAGTCGAACTTGCAGCCGGGATTGAGAACGCGCGATATTGCGGCACAGAGCGTTTTCCTAGTAACTGCCCGAACATAGGGCGAGTCGTTTGCACCGAGGTAATCAACGAGCAGAGTGTCCACGCGCCTCACGCCATCCCACTCCGGCAGAGTGTCGATGAACTCGCGGATCGGATGATAAGAGCGGTCATCGGTAACCTTTGCGACGGCGATATCGTAGTTCCTGGCAGAGAATACCCCATATTGCCGATCGATGTAGCTGATGAGCTGGGCGTCGTCGGCGTCCCGCCAGAATTTCGCAGGATGGTTCCAGGGGATACTGCCCTTGATCTCCATCCCGTCGGAGAGCTGATTAAAGACGATGGGCTTGAGCGTTTCATCGTTTTCAAGGATCAGCGTCAGGTTCTGCAGCGTGTTTTTAACGATACCCTGCTTGTCCAGCTCAAGCTGTGTGCGCCAGTCATCATCACCTGCGAATTCCCGCGTCGCTTGCTCCTGGCGCTCAAGAGCCAGTTGGAGCTTGACACGCTCGTCACCCACGGCGAGTTCCTGCATTGCCTTGAATGAAGGTACCTTGCCGGGCGCTGTATCCAACGAGACGTTCTCGTCCAGATCGCGGAACCTGTGAACACGGACAAGGTCGAAGGCATTGAGCAGCAGTCCGCAGGCCGGGTCGGTAGCGTGATGGGAGAAGGCAAACTTGCCGTCATAGAGCACGACGCCGGCGGTAGAGTCGGCGGGTACGTAATCATACCTCCCATCCATCGCACTCGGTTCGTATATATCCGAAAGGAAGGTGTCGATTGCATCCTCAATGCTGTAAACCCGGCAGAACGCGCCGACGACGCCGTCTTTGGTGAGCGGGTCAGCCTGTTCTGTAAGTGTATGGCGCATAGCCTCCGATTGCCGTGAGGACGTGGGCCAGGTAGATGCGTCACGCCAATCTTTATAACGGGACAGATACATATCGGGGTTCAGCGGATACCCGTCCTTCATCTGGAACACAAATTCGCCGTCCGCCGGTGTAGATGGCCAGTACATGAGCCGGGCTGGTTCATAGGTCGTGTCATCGAAGAGGTCGATGCCGATCTCCTTTGCAACCATTCTGCCGAGCGCCGGATATTCGTCTTCGGAGACATCGCGGGCGAGCGGGAGAATGAGCCGCAGTCGCGGTTTATCCGGTGTGTGCTTATGTGTCGAGTAGACGCAGCACCGCCAGTCATAGAGCATGGTCAGCTCGTCCCAGATGCCGGGCTTCGCGTGATCCATGTCTAGAGTCAGCATTGACCGGCATAGTACATTGCCGTTCTTCCGCCGTCCCTCCTTCAGTTGACCCCCGACGAAACCGCCGACGTCCTTGAAGCTGTCCTGCTGCCCCTTTTTTAGATTCCGGTATTCGGAGACGGTTTCAGTTGTCCGGATCGTCGTGCTGACTCGGGCGATGAACTCCTCCCAGGACAAGTCTCTATTTTTCCACTTTCTATCCATGCGGCTGTTGCCGACAGCAATTTTCATGTGGGTACTTCCTCGCAGTCATCGGTGAAATATCTGATTTTGATGTTTCTGTCAATTGCAGCCCCAATCTCGCGTTCCATGCCGGAGGATATGTAGCCGCCGAACACCCACAGCTCCCGGCAATGCTTGAGATGGCGCAAGCCGAGATGAAGGGCGAGTTTACGATCGGTTGGGCAGCTGTCGTCAAGAAAGCGTGTGTAATACACATGAGGGGCAACGGGATCATAGCCGGCGTCAATCGCAAACCTGCAATACCGGAGGGCGCGTTCAACGTTTCTGACGGTATCGCCGGCGTAGGGTGAGCAGATGTAAACCTGCTGCCGATTCACCGCCGCCGCCTTTTTTTCTTCAAGCTCGACGCGGGTGAGCGCGGTGTATGCCGTCGGGTCGGAATACCCTTCGGTATTGCGTTTATCAATACTCATGAGTCATCTCATTCCTTTTTGTAGAAATCACATTCGTAGCCTTCAGCCCGAAGCAGGAGACTCTCCGCCCAGGCTGGTGTTTCAGACATTGCTGCGCAGAGGTCGTCAAGAGAAGTATCGGGCAGTGTTTCAATGACGATTTCGTCGTGGACGTGCATGACTATTTTGTAGCCCTGATCATTCACCCGCCGTAGTGCGTCGGCAAGGAGGTCGCGGGCTGTGGCCTGCACGATGTTCTCCACAAACTTCGGCCCGTAGCTCTCAATACGCTGCCACTTCCTCGACTCGCCGACACCCTCGTAGGTCACGGTGTCTTTGTCGAACCGGTTTTTCTCGATGCGGGGCTTCACATAGGCGAGCCGTCTGCCGGAGGGCAGCCGGATGAAGAGCATGCCGCTATGATAGGAGAAGCGGATGCCGTGTGTTTCTGCCTCCGTTCGCTCGCGAACCGCCTTCATTGCAGCGGCGTCCACATCCCACCAGAGTCGGACGATATTCGGATTCGCGTTCCGCCAAGCTTTGACCAGCGGCAGGAGTTCCTCCCCCGGAACACCCATAGCCAGAGCGCCCATTGCCGTCAACGCGCCGACTGATCCGCCGTAACCAAGCGCCAGCTCTGCGATCTTTCCTTTTTGCCGGAGCGGGTTTCCTTTTGTGATCTCATCGATGGGCACATGGAACATCTGCGACGCGGAAGCCTCGTAGATTTTGCCGTGGGAGGCGAATACATCCAGACGCCACTGTTCACCGGCCAGCCATGCAATCACGCGGGCCTCGATCGCCGAGAAGTCAGCGACCAGAAAGCGGTGCCCTTCTTTGGGAACGAAGGCTGTTCGGATTAGTTCGGACAGGACGAGCGGGACAGATTCGTAGAGCATACCGATGGCCGTGAATTGCCCGTCGCGGACAAGCTTGCGCGCTTGTTCCAGGTCCGGCAGGTGATTCTGCGGTAGATTCTGGACCTGGATAAGTCTGCCGGCCCATCTGCCGGTTCGGTTCGCGCCGTAGAACTGCAAGAGCCCGTGCGCTCGACCGTCGGAGCAGATTGCGTTCGCCATGGCTGTGTACTTCTTGACACTGGATTTTGCCAGTTCGCGCCGGAGAAGAAGCATCAGCCTGGCGTCGCCGTTGGCTTCCGCAATCAAGTCAGTGACAGATGACTTGGACAGCGACTCGACTGTGAGTCCATTCTCCGATAGCCATCTCTTCAGCTGCTGTGTCGAGTTAGGATTAGATAGCCCGGTCAGGCTCTGCGCCTCTGTCAGATGGGCTTTGCGGGATTCGCTGTCACATGCGATGGCCTGATGCACGAGCTCCATGTCGAGCCGGATGCCCCTGTCGTTGATCTCCTGGTCGAGTATGTACGTCTCCCACTCAACTTCCGGTACCGGGAATTTCGAGAGTATGGCTTTGATACCCAACTCAGCCTCCACATCGCGTATGTTATACGATCTAAAAGCTTCCCATTTATCCGGCGCATGGCCCGGAAGGTTTCGAGTTCTGCCGCCGTTTACGATTGTTGGCTTGCACGGCAGGCTGAAGTAGCGAACCAGGTCTTTGCCTTCTTTAAGCTTCTGTTTCTCCAACCGCAGGATGGTGCCGACTCCTTCGAGCGAGAGCGGCAGCCCGAGTGTCGCCGCCCAAACCATCGAGCAGCGCCAGGAGTTCGGACTAAGCCATACACCTAAATGGTGCGAGAGGCAGACCCGCTCAAACTGAGCGTTGAAGGCCCACTTGATAATGCTCTTGCTTGTTATGGCACATCGGATATCGCCCGGAATTTTCCCGCCGCTGGCTATGTCTATGATTTGAACCGCCCCGTCATCAACGGCGTAAGCCAGCAGGAGGATCTCGAAGTCAGGCGATTCGCTATACCGGTACACGCCGGATTTGGCAAGATCTTCGCCGCTGTAAGTTTCAATGTCTATGGAGAGGGTTCTCATGCTTCTTCTTTCCGCCGGGCGGAAGGTTTACGCCACCGCCCGGCCATGTGTATCAGGCAAGGAAGTCGTCTTCGACGGCGGTATCGAAGTCGTCGATGGCGTTGCTTCTGCCGCCGAGAGGTTCACCGTCACGGATTTTCTGTATGTTCCCGAGTCCGCAGGCAATGCCGCGATTACCGTTGGAATTAAAGGCGTAAAAGTTGATAGACACCTTTCCGTATACACCGGAGTAAATTTCCGAACGGTCGAGGATCGGACTCACCGACTTGTCCACGACCTGCGGTGGCGTTGCGCTGTTGGCGTTGATGAAGTAGGAATCCCTATATGCCTCGTCGTCGCGCTCGGTATCGCCGTCCCGTAACGGTAGCTTCAGTGAGGCTTTGCTTGGAATCTTGCCGCCGAACTTCGACGCGCCGTCCTTGATGGCGGCATCGATGGCCGCGTTGACGGCGTCAACTGTTTTTGTATCAGACTTTTGGATAATCAGGCTGACGCTGTATTTCTCAGCGCCGCCGTTGATGGACTTCGGCTCCCAGACATTGGCATAACTGAGCCGGACGACACCGGTGATTACCTTGGTTGGACTGTCGTTTACTGTGTTTTTCATTTTTACCGTTCCTCATAAAAATCATTTTGAGCGTTTGTTGTCATAATCGCCGGGCGCTTGTCTGAAACCGGCACAAGGGTCGGTTTGCCCGGTGCTTTTGTGATGTAACTGCCGAGGACTTCGCTGAACTGCTCCTTGCCCATTAGCCGTTCCATTTCTGTGAGTGGGATGAGGCTTTTTTTGTATATGTCTGTATACCCGACTGTTCTGGCTGCTTCCGCAACAGCCGATTCGTCTGTGTACTTCCGGACGGAGCGTCCTTCGACGAGCTTAAAGCCGTTCCACTGTTTGCCATGGCTCATGGCGGCGTCCAGCGCGTAAACCTGGATGTCGCTGGCCCACTTCGTCAAATCCTCGAGCGTGATCAAGATTTCTTCGATCTCCTCGTCGGTCAGCAGGGGAGGGAGTGCGAACTCCTTGCCGGCCAGTTTCAGCTTTTCATCCGCTCTGGCACGGCATTTTACGGCAGCCCTGCAGAAGGTACACCATTCGCCGGGCGCGTATTCGCCGCCTCCGTTGAACGCGAGGGTGGCGCGGGGCACGAGGACCGTGGAAGCCCATTCACGTAGCTCCGCAACGCTGGTTGTCCAGGTGCTCACATTCACGCGACGCGGTTGAAAGATACTCATCGACACCTCGTCGATGTCGTACAGAAAATCAAAGAGCTCCAAAGCGCCGAGCGCGTACAGCTTCATCTGAGGATTGTCAAAGGCATCGACCAGTATACCCTGGCCATATTTGAAATCGATGACGTGGAGCGCGCCGTCGCCGACAATGATCGTGTCGCATGTTCCGAAGCTATCCGGCACATAGCATCCGAGATGGAGCCGCTGTTCGATCAGCACGAGCGGGTCGGCGCACATCTTCTTGATATCCGAGACTGCATCAAGGACGAAGGTCATATAATCGTCCGTATGTAAGTCCATCTCGTCGGAGTCGAACCTAGAAACGGGTTTCCTTGATCGCAACTTCAGCGCCCGTCGCAGCTTGTGCTCGCATAGGGCATGCGCGGCTGTACCCTCAGCGGCTGCTTCGGTTTCGCGGTCCTCGAAGTCGCGTTCCAGCCTGGCGGACGGCGTGCAATTTAGCCATCGGTGGGAACTGGAGGCGGATAGGAGTGCATGCTGCCCCATCAAAGCTCCTCAGAGGCCTTAAGCAGTTCCGGGAATTGTTCTGGTTTGACTTCGCTGAGCTTCGTGACGTCGAAGCTGTACAGTAGGTCCCGGACTTCCGCCGTCTTGCCGGCGCGGCTTTTCTCAGCGAGAATTGCTCGGATCTGCTCGATCGTGATCTGTGACTTAGCCGGAGCAGTGGTTACTTGCGTTGCTTCTTTTTCCTGATAGCTGGCTTCGACTACAGCTTCGATCTTGTCAGTCAGGCTATGGAGCTCAGCAATCAGATCCAGCAATGTGTTCCTGTGCATCGATTTCTCCTCCTTCGTAAAGTGTGTTGAGCAGCGTTATATTTTCACCTCCGTATTTTCTTCTGAGAGCCGTAGGCGTCCAGCAATTCTTGCAGCACCTTAGATTGATGGGCGTCGCCCTTTTCGAGCATTTGATACAGGACTCGCTGTTGCTCGCCGCTAAGGATGCCCTTATTCGGGTGGTACCAGTCGGCTATCTTAACGCAGCCGCCGTTGCCTCTGATGGTTTCAAGGGGGTAATCGACCGTGAGAATGGAAATGTCGGTACGGATCGTCCTGTCGCTCACGCCCAGCTCGTCCGCCAAACGGCGCATTGTCTCATGACGTCTGGCATGTAATACCCGCATGATTTCGTTGCGCCGTTCATTTGTGTTCACGGTCGTTCACCTCCTTTCTCTTGGCTCTGAGATGATCGTAAAGGCTAAATAGGAAGCCTGATTTCCTATTTGAGAAGATTTTAAGTGGTAAATACAGGAAACAAAAAAGGCCGGGGCAACACTGTTTCCAGCGTTACCCCGGCCTTAAGTGGTGGCTGCTATACTTGAGAGGTATATGCCCCGTTTGACTCAGTCGGTAATACTAATTTATGAAGATTGATTTCTCGGTTCGGCCTTAGCTTTAGTTGATCGTAGTTTTTTGAAATCTGCAAGATAGATGTTCCCGCACTTATGACATAGGCATGAAATTCGAATGTCAGCGGGTTTATCAGCGAGTGTTTTACCCTTTTCACACCATGGGCATAAGAGTGAGATTGGGAATTGAACGTCAA